TGCTGAAGTTAAACGGTATAGATTCCTCAAGCAGCTTACCTGCTTCCCAGTCCGCAAGTGTCAGTTCTGTGAACACGCAGTTATCTAAGCGAATTCTTTCTGCTCCAAATGCCTCTGGATCTTCTAAGTTTGTAATGATTGTCGCTCTTGTTGCTTTTCCCTTTTTTAAATTCTCTGAAATCTTCTTTATGAAATAAGATGTCACTTTATTCAGCTTCAAGGTCCCAGTTCCGCTAATCCCGGTTACCTTATACCCTTTTTCCAGCGTTCCGGTTCTCTTAACTTCGGTCGTGTCAAGCTTCATCTTTGCCTGCAAAGCTGTCGTTTCTGCCATGTAGTCATTGTCTATCCAGCACTCTCCAAAAGTGCCGTTGACAACTCTGTCATCTGTATAATTATTCCTTTTGTTTCCTCCTTACACAGCAATCTCCAGATTAATGTCTTCCATTACGTCCACGATCGTCACGTATGCCTTCAGAAAAACTTTATTATCGGTATACTGCTTTTTGATTTCCTCCTCTGACATTGCTTCTGCTTCGTCTCTGGAGACCTCCTTGTTTTCGATGATATATTCTTTTATCGCTTCTGTATCCAGTCCAATTTCATAGTCCTGTATCAGCCCGTTTCTTTCCAACTCTTTCAAGTAAGAATTGATTGCTGATATCAGGAGGCATTTGTTACTGTATGTGTTTGGATACTTTCCGATATAGTTGTCCTCGACCAGCAGCACCAAATCGTCGTTGATCATATCCATCGTCTCTACAACACGGATTTTTTTCCATGAATCAGCTTTTCCTTTCTGAACTGTCGTCAGAGAGTTGACACCTTTTGCTACTTTTACTTTTTCTCCATCGTAGAACACAACAAATTTTCCTGAATCCACAGCAGTATCCAGTGCATCTTTATCCAGTTTTTCACATGCGCTTACTTCTTCCAACACGGCAAATGTAGATGATATTTTATACGATGTTCCCGCAAGAAGTCCGGCGATCCTGGAACAGAACGCCTCTGGTGTATATTTCTTATTGTTTACAATTACTTCGCTCGTTGCATAATTTATAATGCCTTCATTGTCCGCCGTATTATCAGGCAGAATTGCCTTTACCCTGTTCCTATTGCCATCTCTCTGCTCTTTTACCCATGTCAGGACGCTTTCTTCCTGTCCATCAGTCTTTACAGTCGGGCAGCACAGCCATGTTACTTTTTTGATTTCAAAGTATTCTAAAGCCTTGCTGTAATTTTCTTCTGTTTTTTCAAGGACATATACAACTACCTTTCTTGGAGTTGTGTCATTTCCTTTCAGCGCAAATTTGATCTGTTCTTTGTTTTCTTCACTAAATGCTTCCGGAATATCTTTTTCGCTGTAGATAACAGTCGGGTTTGCAGTTGGTACCGTTGTTTCTTTTACGATCATTCCAACTGTCCCGCGTTCAGCTCGTCTTATTGTCTTTCTTGCCGCTGCCACAAAGACAACGTTCATTGTTGGTAAGCCCCTAGTCTTTTACCTCCTGTCCAAGCATTAATATTTTCATTGTTTCAACATTTTCCTGTCTTTCGATCCGGTCCCAGAATTCTACGTCGAATCTACACATTGGTACATTTGCATTTTCTCCCTGGAAGGTTAATTCCATGTCGCTTGTGTTCAAGCTTCTGCTGCCTACTGTCAGTTTCTGCCCGAACATTTCTTCCATTATGGTGAAAAAATCTGTTCCATCTGCCTCGTTTGCCGCTTTTTGTATGCAGTAGATTTCGACCTCTACATTCTTATGTCTGGCATTTTTTGTTGATTCTGAAAAGGTCTGTGTTGTATATACAAAAAAAGAAGGTCTGGTATAGCCTTCTATTGTATCGGCGCCATAGATTTTGTATTCCGGATATCTTTCTTTTAAAGCGGAATTGACCGCTTTCTTTATTTCTTTAAGAGTCAATTCCAGCCTCCTTTAATATTTCGTCAAGCAGTTCCTGTCCGATCAGCTCTGCGTGATCCGCACGCTGCGCCATATATCTTGCAACTGTCTTTCTTCCTTTTACTTCTCCGACTTTCTTTCCAGTTCCTGCTCTCCCTCTTCCTTTCTTGTCCTTCCGATTATGAGTAACCATATCATGGCCAAGTTCGTACAAATGATAATGAGGAGCTGATGACGTTACGGCGATTGTCATTTTACTTCCAGAACGGATTACTCTTCCCTGCCGGAAGCTCTCGCTTAATGGCTTCTGCGTTTCTTCGTCACCGCTGTTCTTCCCCTGCCGGTAATGGTGCCCTTTTGCTTCGGAATTTACTCGTCCTTGTAAATCCTTAGCAATATTTTTCGCTTCTTTCTTTAAAACTTTTTCTGCAGATGCAGGATATTGTTTTGTCGCCTTCTCCATTGCCTGGATCAGTTCCGAAGCGTCAAAATCAAAGTTGATACTTGACACTTTCGAACACCTCCTCGCATTGGATTTCCAGCATTCTGTGTGCATTATCCATATCAAGCGGTGGGCCTGCAATGGAATACATGTGTCCCTGATACAAAATCCTCATATCTGCAGTAATATCTTTTCTGAAGCGGATATACATTCTGTGTGTAACCTCCGGCTTTAATTTGCTCATGAAATTGTATTCTGATGCTTTGTATGGTTTTACAGTCGCCCATACTGTCCGATATTTTTTCCACTCGGATTTGTCCTGACCCATTTCATCTTCTGAAGTGTTCAGGCGGAGAAATGTGATCCGCCTGTTTAGTTTTCCGATATCAACCATTTTCTTCCTCCAGTTGTGACGTCTGTAGTTGAAGAACCATTGATCCGACCACATGTGTCAGTCGTTGTTTGTCTGCTTCCTTTACTGTCAGCACACGATTTTCGTAGAGATCCTGCATGATAAGCATGAATAACATCTGCGTTTTTGGATTCTTCTCATCACATTTCCCGACAGCATCTTTTATGTATTCTTTTGCAGCGTTCATCATCAGTTCTATGGTCATGTCGTCTGCATCATCGTCGATTCGCAGATACTCTTTTACTGCATCAATATCCACAGTTCACCGCCTTATCTCATACTCCTGTAACAGTTGCATCTTTAATTGTCAGCTGTCCGTTCACGAACGCTTCTTTGTCTTTCACCGTGCAGTCTTCCCTTTCAATTGCCCTGAAGATTGTAAGATCTTCTTCAAATGCATTCAACTCTCCGATCTGGGCGATGTTAGATGTCATAAGAGTCGTCTGATTTCTATCCCAGAATTTGATACCCTCTTTCAAATCTCCAATAATAACTGGTATTTTTCTGCTTCCTGCTGTCTTTGTATCGGATGGCATATCGGAGTTTGGAATAACTTTGACAGGAACAATTGTTGATCCAGCGCAAAGTCTAAGCTGCATTGGATTTGCAGGATCCGGCTGGAGAAGATATCTTCCTTCGTTATCCTTTAATGTATCAAGCCACTGTAACCCATCGTCGTTTGTCACAATTGCAGAAGTAGGTTTAAATGCCTGTCCAAGCGTGATATTCAATGCTTTCTTGATATCATCAAGATCTTTCATCGCTGTTACATCCTTTGTCGCAATCTGCTCAAGAATCATTTTATTTCTTGTGACTCTTGACTCATCCGCAATCCATGTTATCAAAACGCCTGTGATATTTTCATCTGTATCCGCAAGGAGTTCATTTGTGCAAGGGAAGTATCCTGCATATTTCTCAATCTCGTATGAGATTCTTTCGAACTGTGGGGTTGTTCCAGCTGTTATCTTTCCGCCTTCTCCCACTTTCGCAAATCCAGTCTGCTGCGCACGTTTCTTATAGGTTCTCTGGCCTTTGCTTGTTGTTACATTGTCTTTATCAACCAGGCTGATCAGAGAGAATTTTGCATCTCTGTAGGTATTAATCCGTGTCTGGATGTCTTCCGGGACTGTATATCCTCCATCTGCAGGTGTGCCTTCTACCATGGTTGCATTTCGGAATCCTCTTCTTGCAGCATTAGCAAATTCTTTGATAGAGTTATTTTCTAACGGTTTCGGATCCTGTTGCGGTTTAATTGTTCCATTTCCGTCCGGATCCATGATGTCTTTCAGAAGGTCAAACTGTTCCTGCATATTTTTAAGTTCTTCCTTGGCTGTTCTTGCTTCTTCCAGCTTTCCCTGTTCTACCAGGGACTGTACCATTGTTTTTTTCTCATTAATAGAGTTTAAAAGTTCTAATAATTTTTTATTCCTTATATCCTCCGTTCCGCTCAGACGCCATACTGGTCTAAGTCTCCTAATATTTCTTTTTTCTGCTGTTTTTCTGCTTCCTGGGCTTCTTTTTCCTGCTTTACTTTATTGCGTATTTCATCCGTCAGTCTGACTCCGCACACGCAATTAAAGAACTGCTGCCCTGAATTCTCGATCTTATCAATAAATCCAAGTTCAAGAGCCTTCTCTGCTGTGATCCATGTTTCCTTATCCATCATCTTCAGAATTTCATCTTTTGATCTTCCTGTCTTTCTTGTGTACGCTTCCGAAAGCGCACTGTTCATTGTTTTTAAGATCTCTGCATTCTTCTGCATGTCATGATAATCTCCGGAAGCTCCTGACATTGAGACATTGTGGATCATAATAGTCGCAACAGGACTCATCTTGCATGTGTTTGCCATTGCAATCACACTGGCCGCACTGCCAGCAAGCGATTGAATGTTGATTTCCACGTCACTTCTTCCAGCAAGAATAGAATAGATTTCCTGTCCTGCCATCACAGAGCCGCCGCCCGAGTTTATGTTTACTATGAGTGTTTCTCCCTGCTGAAGAGATGCAATTGCATTCCTGATATCATTCGGACATGTAGAATCCCAGTCCAGCCAGTCGTAAATCCATTTATCATCATTGCTGATGATATCCCCTCTTACATCAATCTCCATCTCCTTCACCTCCCTGTGTGTTAATTCCGTAAGCCGCGCCTATATGTGTTATCGGCTGATACGTTCCGTTTACCATGTTGACATCTCCTCCGTCCACGAAAGGAAGATCAAGGAGATCTCTCCCCTCATTGATCGTATAGATTCCGTTCTGCACGTATCCAGTTATTACTTCCTTCTGTGTCTTTGAATCCGTTCTCAATATTGCTTTTTCGTTGAATTTAAAATAATATCCTTCTTTTTTCTCAGTATCAGAAAGACATTTATAGTTTATCTCCTGCTCGTACTGTGACAATCTATAGCTCATCGTGTCCACCAGGAATGCCAACTGCTGGCTTTCAGAATTTGAATAGCTGGACTTATCATAATCATTTAGCTGATTTGGTTTAATTCCGAACGCTGCTGCAATCTGCAAAGCAGTATACTTTTTCAATTCCGAATACTGCGCATCCGCAAGTGTTACATTCAGTGGCTGTAGTGTCATTCCGACTGGTACTGCAACTACTTTTCCAGCATTCTTTGCTCCTGAAAGCAGGCTGTTGTATTCCTTTTGCAGTGCCAGGCGTTTAGGCTTGTCCAGATCGCCTGTATATTGTAGTGCCGCCTTTGCAGTCAACCCGCTCACATACAACTTATTAAGATATTTCTGCGACTCAATCGCACCAGCTATGGAATCTTTCAGTATCTGGCGTACAGGTTTCCCCATGATTCCGTCAAATGTACTCCATGTTTTAAAGTGCAGCACATTATTCTGTGAAAACGTATATGTTTTTCCGGTTTTTGGATCGCTATAACGATAGTATAAATTTCCTGCTTCTCCAAATACACCCACATCATCCATCAAAACGTCTACATAATTGCTCTGCATCGGCCAGAATGAAAGAACATTATATTCTCCTCCGAAACGGCCTTTCTTTTCAAACTTTGTCTGAATCCAGACATATGCATTTCCATAATGTTCGCAGTTGTATTCTATTGTTCCCCAGAATGTTGTCGGGGTCATGAGCCGATTCGGTCTTTCCATCAATAGTCTTGATGTTCGATTCGGCTCTGCTCGAATTTTTCCCTTGTCAGTCTGCTTGTAAAATTTCAACGGCATTTTCCCCATTGTCTCAGAGAGCATCTTCAGGCAGGTGAAATATGTAACCTCCCCAATTGCATATCTCGGTGTATCTGGTTCAATGCCAAGCCAATCCAGAAGTTTCTCATCATCCAGCGATATAGATTCTCCGACAAGGGAATTCCACATATTTTTAATTTTCTGTAGAATCCTCGTGTAATATCTCCTCTATAAAGTTATCAATATAATCTCCATAATCATCCCCGAAGGTGTGGAACATTGCCAGCTTAAAAGCACATAATGTTGCATCCACCGGGTCAATTCTCTTTGTTGTTGCGTCCTTATCAATTTTGATAAGTCCATTACTCTGCCGGATTACCGCATTACTCATCGCATAATTCAGCAGCGGATTGTAAGTGTATATTATATTTCCGCAAAAAACCTGTTCTCTGAACCCTTGTGTTGCTTCATTCAGATGTTTATGGCTCTGAAAAACCTCTTCAACGTCATATCCCTCGTTCGACAGATCCATCATTAATTTGCTCGCATTCGCAGGGTCAAAGCACAGGCATTGTATTTTTAACTTCCTTTTTTCACAGGTCTCAAGAACATATCTCATAACCGCTCCCTGATCTACGATCGGAGTGTTTGTTACCTCCAGAAATCCCATGCGTTCCCACGCGTCATAGGCAACCTTATCTTTTATAATATGTTCCTGAAGCTTCTCCCTTGTCGGGATAAAACTGTGCGACCAAAGAATATACTTTACTATTTCTTTTCTATTCGCATCATATTCCCCGGATAAAAACGGAATCATAAACGCCACTGATGTAAGATCTGTCTTTGCGGACATATCGAAACCTACATACACCGGATGCCCCGTTATATCAAATGGTAATTCATTCACCTGGCAGGCTTTCCATTTCGACATGTCCATATACCCATTCTCTTTCGCCTGCACCCAGACATCCAGACATTTTGTGAGGAAGGCCGTCATATGTTCCGGCTGTTCTCTTGCGATTTTATATTCACCGCGAATCTTATCGACACCTTCCGGATATGTCATTCTAATCGGATTAGCTTTCTTCCAAGTCTCTTCGTTATCCAGATTTGAAATGTCTTCATAATCTTCCGGATCCATCTCACAAATGTCGATCAGATATTCATCATTCTCCACGTCCGTGTTTGGATCCAACACCTTGGAGCAATACTGATACTCAGTCACATAGCAAGGATAAGTTAAATCCATTCCAGCTGTTGTTATGATCATCAAGAGTGGCTCTTTTGTGTTTGATCCTATTCCTAAATCATAGAACTCCGTGGTTTTGTGCTGATGATACTCATCCAAAACCAGAAGTGCAGGGTTCGTACCATCCCCGGACTTTCCATCGTCTTTTGATAATGGTTTGATTGTGCTATTGCTTTTCAGATGTTTTATGCAGTCTCTGGTTACCTTAAATTTCATCCTCAAAGGTGATCCTTGAAGCATTAATCCGGCTTCCCCGAATACAATTTTGGACTGATCGCGTTTTGTGCCGGCGGTATAAATCTCGTATACTTCTCCGTTCTTGGTTGATGTAACTGCTGTCTCATAGAGTGCAATACCTGCCTCTTCCTGAGATTTCGCATTCTTTCTAGCCACTTCTGTGAAATATTTCTTGAAACGTCGATATCCTGTATCTTTATGAACCCATCCGTACAGCTGGCAGATTCTAAATCTCTGCCATGGTGTTAGAATGATCGGTTGCTTTGCCAGAACTCCTTTACTATGTCGTAAGAGTGCAAACCATTCTACAATGTTCTCTGCCTGTCTTTCATTCCACACATACGGGAAATCCAATTGACCGATTCGGTCAATATCTTTCAACAATCTTTTGCAGGCCCATATGTGTTTCCTGCCGCTGATAATCTTTCCAGAGATGCAATCTAATGCGTATTGTTTTAATTCATCAAGGATCATATTGCACCAAACCGGTTTTCAATTTCTTTCTGCTGCTTATTCACTTTTGCCGTGCCAGCTTTCAGTCTCGAATCAATTGTCAATCCACACAAGGCAGCGAAGCGTCTCATTTCTTCTGCATATCCTTTCTGAATGTCTACCATCGGATTCTTTACGACAATTACTCCGGTTCTGGTTTCTCTGTCAACATAATATGTCTGCTGACTTAATATTTCTGTGGCTTTTACATAGTTTGCGAACGCATTACAATAGCCTCCGATATTATTCCTGTCCAGGTTCCCGACTATATTTAGTTTATCCAACTCTTTTATGATCCTGCGCCATTCTTTTTTTGCCACATCATCTATCAGCCATGTCGGAGGACGTTTGAGCTGGTTTTTCTCTGTTCTTACCTGGTCTTCTGCGTCCGCTTTCTTTTGTCCTTCTACTATTGTCAGGTGCTTTTTCTGCAAGCTGACTGGTTTCATTGGTCTTGCCCTTGTCCTCCCTCCTCTCTGGCCTGCCAACTTTTTTATTGTTTTGGGAATTTTGCAGAAAGAAAGGGGCATACGTGGTCGTGGGAGATCCGTTCAAAACTTTTTTCTATCCCCCGGTGGTCTTGAAACGCATCTGAAAGCCTCTCAATTCCTCCTGCACTACCGTCTTTCCCTCTTTCTCATATCGTTTATGTATCTCTTTATGTCCAGCTCTTGAGACTGGAATCAAATTTGAATCTGAATAGAACAGATCAGGTCTGTCTTGTGATAGTTCAATATGATGTGCCGTATCTGCTGTTACTATTCTGTTGTACTTGTACAATATATAGATATCCAGTCCATCATAACTGTTAAGTACAAACTGTCTCAGATTCTTCCACCGTTGTGTGTGGTATTCTTTCTTTATTCCGGTTGGCTTTGCATACTCTCTGATGTTATTCTTTCTGCACGGGCACGTAGTCCCTGCTGGTACCCTACCCCCGCATCTGCTACATCGTTTGTATATCATGCCGTCCCTCCTGTTCTCTGATAGCGGGAGGCGGATTCGAACCACCGTTCCAGGCTAAGGAGGCCTGTAAGTTTCCGTTACTTTATCCCGCGGTAATTATTATGGACATTCTGGGGTTCGAACCCAGGACCTGTCGGTTATGAGCCGATTGCTCTCCCGGCTGAGCTAAATGTCCATAGTATAAGAGCCACCTGCTTTCTACAAGCAGATGGCTCCTACGCCAAGGAAAATCCATGTGAGTCCTTGTACCTTTTTGTGTTTGGTCTGGTACCGGCCAATTCGTTTGCCAGGCTGTGGCACCTGGCAAACGTAAGGAAGGAGATTTACCTATATCCATTTCAGCAACTCCAGTTTATATTATTGCATATTTAAAACGGAAAAAACGGAAAAACCGGAAAAACTTTTATTTTTTCATGAATGTTTCAAATTCCTTTCTCACAGATTCTCCAGTCGCTTTTCCTCCTATATGCTTTGCAACCTGCTGCCAGTTCATCTCCTCAAAAATCTTAAACTTAATGATCCTGCGCATTCTGAATGGAATTGTAAGCATCCACTCTTCCACATCGTTCTTTAACTTCTCTGCCTGCTCTATCTGTATCTGTTGTCTACGTTTTTGTCTTTCTATCTTGTCGTCCTCATCGTGTGTTTTACCCTGGATTACAAAATGCATGGGTTGAAAAGGAAATTCCGAATTGCTTCCAGAAACTGTATCTTTTGTCTGCACAGAGTTTCTCTTCTCCAGCTTTTTTATGGTTTCTCTCGTTTCTTTGATCAGTTTTACTGCATCTGTGTACTGTTCCAATAAGTCTCTATTCACTTCGGTATTCCTCCTGTTTCTTATTCCTCGTCGACACCATGGAGCATCAGATATAGTTTTGTGTATCCGGGAGAGGTGTATTGCCCGTTTTCCAGCTGTAATTGTACCACATAGGGATATAATTTTATAACAGTTGCTGTATGATATATGATTCGTGTGCTGTTTCCATCATCTCTTACCCGCGCTTTTAATTTAATCTTTCTGCCTGTGCGGACTTTGAACGTTCTTTTGAGCGTCTTTCTTATGTCTCCCATCCTCATGAGAGGGATGTTGCTTTTGTCGTAATTCATTTTTCTCCTTTCTGACCGATTCGGTCACTTTTTGTTCGTAGAATCTGTATTCCTTGCAATTCGTTCCGGCTGTAACATTTTTGTCTTTGATGATGTGTAATGTTCATCTATTCATCCTCCAGATAGTTTTTCCCAAATATTTCCGTGAATTTATCCCTGCTGCCACACTTTTTCTCAAATGTTCTCTGACCGATCCGCTGCAGGGTAATCCTGACTTCTTTGTTTCGGTGTGCTGATATCTCTGAGGTCCTGTGGCATTCTGGGCAAAGATATACGGTTAAGCCATATTGCTCGGAGTATTTGCGGTTTGCGCTGCCATAGATATGATGGCGTTCTGTATAGCCTGTTTTGCCGCAAATGAAGCACTGATTTTTCATATCTCTGTCTATAATGCTTTTGTGGTGCTTCTTCCGTTTTTTTCTGGCGGGTTCTTTGGGAAATAATAATCCTCCCTGTTTCATCTAGTGTACCTCCTTGCTTCTCTGATCAGATAATTCCTGTTTCGGATCCTTCGATTAAAGCTTTCTACCGCTCCGGCGGCTTCTATCTTCCTAAGTGCTGCCATGCCTCCCCATGGTTTCCCGATAGCTTTGTGATATCTGAGTGTCCCGTAATGCATCCACTTCGATGGGTTTTTGCCTGTTTTTTTCTTAAATAGCTTTTTCTTCTGTCTAATGTTCATTTTTGTCGCCTTTCTTGCATCTCAGCCAGCAGGCAAAAGCGGATGAAGTCAAATTCCCGAAGCAGATCAGCATCTTTTCTCCTGCTGAGTTTCCGATCAACCATTTCTACTGTGTATTCTCCAAAGATGCGATCACCAGAGGTTCTGGAATTATTTACCTGTGCTTTCGAGCATTTTAAATGTTCCACTACCTCCCCAAACGTTACGTTCTCTATAATCGTTTTTCCCGATCTGTCTTTTACATCATACAGGTTCGAAACCACTATCTTTGCCTCCTCTCAATGTCCGGCCAGAAATGTGTTCATCATCCTTGCTTTCCATTCCGGAACTTCTTTGATTTTCCATTTTGCACACCAGTCGTCATCTTCTACCATGCGTCCAATGTGATCGCAGAAACCATTATCATTCTCTTTACAGGTTTCGCATATCTGTTCCTCTCTGCTCATATTCTTAAATATCCTTTCCTTCTCCGGTAATCTTATCAATGTAGCTATTCCAACCAGCGGCAAATAAGTTTTTCTGCACTTCATAATTGCTCACGGGTGCAGTTGTACTTTTCTTCTCCGGCAATGGCTTCAATGGACACCATTCAGGTCTTGATTTACTTTCGCAATCATAATGTTCTTCTGTCATCAGAATTACATCATAATCTAAACAGTCAGCTAATTCACAATAACCCACATATTCAAGTTCGCCGCAGTATGCAGTTCCGAACGGGCAATCATAGCATTTTTCTGGTGTATCTATAACTAATACTGACTTATCGTGTTTTTCTCCTTTTTCCTGACGGTTTTCGTATTCTCTTAATTTCTCAAGCCATTTAATGATGTTTTTCATCATCGGGCCGTCTGGAAGGATACACGCCATATCATTGTTTCTTCTTGCTGTCTTAAACCATTTTATGGTATCATTGAGATCATCTATTTCTTTCTTCTGCATCTTGTTTCTCCTTTCTCCTTCCTGTGATCTGACAGGCTCACACAGGAAGGATGTATCTATGTGAATTTTAGTAGCACCCTTTTTTAGTGACCGAATCGGTCATTTCTTGTCGTTCCACCGGATTTCTAAATCTATCCCCGTTTCTTCCTTGAGTACGTCTACTATATCTAACCAGGTGCAATAGTCTTCTGCCAGAGATGCAGCTTTTTCAGTGAATCTGTCCTTGAATCTTTCCAGGCGTTTCTTTCCGAAGGTGAATTCATCTCTTAAAGTCATAAGACTCATTGCTAACATGGTGTCAAAAGTCATATTCTTGATTTTGTCGGATCCGGCGGCTATCTCCTGCCTGGTAAGGTTTAATGAAACTCCTGTTCGGTTACGGAATCTGACTTCTTTCTCCAATTCTTCTATTCCTTTATCCTTTGCAAGGCGGAGGGCGAATTCCATGCCCTCTGTACGTCCTTGCATATATTGATCTAACTTGCTCATTTCTGGATCTCCTTTAAAAATTCCACAAGTTCTGTTTCACTGTTTGGGTACTTGTTGTATTTCGAATGATATGTCCATTTTGGAATTCCGCCTTTTCTGTCCGGTTCCGGTCCTCCTATCAGATGCATGTAATATGGCTCTTTCGGCACATACCAGCTGTTTTCTGGCAAAGACTCTTTCTCGTATTCTTCTACGATCAAACGGGCGCCGTTTTCGAAATCGTATTTGTAATATTTCACGCCGGTATGATTATCGGTGTACCAGAGTCCCCAGGCTTTATAGTTTTTCAGCCACTCCTTGCGCTGGTCATTGTTTCTCATGATTGGAAGAGGCGGCTGTTCTGATTCTTCCGGTTCTTCCTTACAATCTTCTACAAGATTTTTAATAATTCTCAGTCCTCCAACAATCAGCTGCTGTTTCAGGATTGCCATATGTGGTAATCCAGGATCTTCTTTTTCGGTTTCAAGGAATTCTTTGAGTCTTCTTTCTTCATCGTACAGATATCCGATGATTTCTACACCTGTAGGTACTGGGATATCTTTTAAATCTTCTGGCCACGCATCCGGGATTTTATCTGTATTTCTCAGATGTTTTACCATCTCGGTAAGATCACCGGAATGGTCTTCCTGCTGCTTTTTGTCCGGTGTTTCTGCTGCCGATTGGCAGCTCTCCTCTTCTGTTTCTATCTTCTGCCACTCTCTCTGAATAGCAGTAACCAGTTGAGCATATTCGAAATCTCCGGCATATTTGTCTCTTTCATCGCGGATTACGACGCAATCGTCATAGAAATTCAGTCTTGCTGTACCTTTTAAGGTTTCGAAATGAACTGTCTTTTCTTCTTGGTTCTCTATCTTGCTTTGAATTTCTGTGATACTCTCTTCTGTGTCAGCAACTCTACTCTGGTAATTTTCTTTGAACCATTCGTGCCAAGCAAGGACAAGGTGATTTGCCGCATAATCTAAATATCCTCTCTCTTCTTCCGATTCCTGAGGTTGAATGCCTTCCTGTTCATTCTGACTGGCTTCCTGGCCAATCTGCTCTTCGGGGCGATGAGCTGATGCATTGCATTCATATCCGCATGTACCATGCTTATCGCAGTTCCAGCAACATTTTCCGTTGCAGTCTTCCACGTTTCCTGCTGCCACCTTCTGCGCTTCTTCGAGAGTACAGTTGAATCCTTCTCGGTGAATGCACTTTCCAGCATTCATTTCTTTCTTTGCCGGCTTCTCCGGGGCATCTATCGATACCATTTTTACTGGCTTCTGTTTTTTTGCAAATCTTTCTATAAGGTTCTGCACAAGTCCTTTCCAACTATCTGTGCATTCCTGATCAGAACCAGGATTAAATGTGATTCCTTCTTTGTCTGCCTGGAAATTAAAGTATCCGTTTCTGATCCGGGCTTCTCTGTGCCGCATGCTGATTAAGTATGCAGCCATTCCTACATCACGGTTAAGGATTCTTTGCTTTTCACCTTTATTTAATGACTCAAAAAATCTTTCTACCTGAAGTCCTACTCCTACCGGCTTATCATTTTCTGGTGGTCTTAACTGCCCTGTTGCCTGCTCTATTGTCATTTGTCCTGGAATACCTTTTTCTGCTTCCTGTTGTTCTTTCAGGAGCTGAAGATCGGGAAGTGTCAGGATCTTGTTTTTCATGAATATCTCGTAAGCCTGTTTCTGGTAGTCTGGATCCAGAGAAGCAGCAGCGTTTGCTACGGAAATATTTATACCTCCATCTTCAAATTCTGCCATCAGGTCTTCAGACAGATGATTAATAATATTCTTGTAACGGCCAAACTGAGCGTTCGATACATCAATTGTTTCTCTCACAATATCCCTTGTCTGACCTTTTAATCCTGCAAGGTTTTTCAGTTCTTTTATGATTTCTTCGGTGTCCAGAGCTTCTCGCATCTTCTCCCAGTCTGATTTGTCTCTAAACCGGTTCGCCTGGATAACTGCTAAACGCTCAAGTAATTTTGATATTGCGTCATCATTTTCTCTTATTCCTGAACCGTCAAGGGTGCTCTCTTCAATTTCTATCAAGCTTTTCTGAGCATTGTCTTTAACTTTTGTATACTTGCAATTAATCTTCCGGAATTCTTCGTGTCCCTCTTCTACAAGCATTCTGCAGCACATTGTGCGGCAGTGTCCGGAAATGATGTAATCTTCTCCGTCTCTCTCTTCAATCAGAACGTCCTGCATTACTCCGAATAGCTGAATAGAATTTTTCAGCCCTCGCAATCTCTCCGGCTTAACTCCGTAAAAGTTCTCTTTCGACGGGATCAGTTTGAACACATCTCTGTATACCGTGTCAGTGGAATTTTCTTCCTGTATCTGTTTCGGGCGGTTCGCAACCATGTCAGCAAGGTTAAAAGCCATTATGCCTCACCTCCTGATATGCTCAGCTTCGCAATGTACTCGGCTACAAGGTCCTCATAGTCCTTTGCTGCCAGAGAACGCGGTGAGTACTTCGGAATCGGAACTCGCGCATATGTACACTCTGATACTTTTCTGGAATATCTGATACGCGTTTTTAACATCGGGTATTCTGCTGCCTGAATCAGTTCCAGTCCCTGTCGCTGCGCTTCGTTTCTTCTGTCGTATTTCGTGATAAAGATCCAATAATTCTCAAGATCTTCGTTCAGGTCCTCTCGCGTATGCCGAATCTGATTGACAAGCTCCGGCAGTCCCTCTCCGGTGTTGTCGTCGATTTCGACAGGAATCAATACATCATTGCACGCTGTCAGTGCATTGATCGTGGAGATATTAATATCCGGCGCGTTGTCAATGATGCAGAAATCATACATATCCTTGACACATTCGAGTGCGTTCTTGATGCGATACTGCTGCGGACGTGTCTGATCCAGCATGACCGTCTGATTTGCTGTAAGCAGACGCATGTTTGCCGGGAGCACGTCCAGGTTCTCAAAATCGGTTTTTTTGATGAGCTTGTGCATCCAGTCTTCCGGATGTCGCGTCGTCATGATCCTGTCAATGCCCTCTCCGTCCTGGGTGCGTCGGTTCAATCCTCTCGATGCGTCCCCCTGCTTGTCATTATCCAGCAGGAGCACTCTGTATCCCTGGTTTGCAAGGATGTACGCAATGCTGTTTGATGTTATCGTCTTAGCAACTCCGCCTTTTAAATTGATAACCGCAATTGTTCTCATAATTTTCCCCTTTTCCTGTTGTTATTCTTTTCTTTTTCCGAAACTGCATCCGTCACCGGCTTTTAATCCTTCACAGGAGCCGTTTCCAAGTCTGCAGCAATCTGCATTTGTCGTTTCTTCGTGTATTCTGTAAGCGCATTCCTGACAGAGCACGATATTTTTGTATTTCTGCATGAGCTGATAGGCAGAAGTTTTGCTGAAGGTGTTGATTTCGTCATATTCCTGACCGATTCGGTCAATGTAGCTTTCCAGTTTGCAAACGGCACAGCATTGTTCCTGTTCTTCTTGTGTCATTGTCGTGTAATTACTCGGACAGATCTTGTCGCAGATGTATGTTGCAAATTCTTCAAGGATAGAGCTTATGCCTTCTTCTTCGTTCTTTTTCTGCTCTGAGCATCCATTCAGGTTTTCCTTCGATGGGTTCATCTTCAAATCTGATCTCTCCTTTCTCAGTTCGGTAATATGTAAATTTTCTGTTGTTTTTAATAATGGTACCCAGATATTCCAGTTGGCGCGGGTCCTGATCCGGGCGCAAGCTCCAGCCTTTGCCCCATAATTCTTCCAAAGTCACGTTTTTCCATCTCCTCTTTCAGCCACTCGGAATAACTGTGTTTTCCAGATCTTCCAGAGATTTTATGTGCATCCGGAAGGTTGTGGACAGCAGCATACACCTGCTGCCATTCTTCTGCATTTTTGATCAGCTCTCCTTTGCTGTCTCTCCATCCTGCCCCGGCAAGAGCTTCCAGTTTCGCAATTCGGCTACAAACATATACATCTCTCGTATGTATACAGATTTCGCAAGGTACAGTCATGCGTTCAAGAGCTTCTGCAAGTGTAACCAAGACTGCCTGATGCCAAGTTCCTTCAAGATGTCCAAAGCCTTCCTTGGTTCGTTCTTCGTTTCGTATCGATACCGAAAGGACATAAGAGCACTTTCTATCTGTGATTCCCTGATAGATGCTGCTGGTTTCGATGTAGATATCTACTTTCACTTTCTCATCTCCTCTCGAATCTGTAATCGTTCGGTAGCTCTATCGAGCCAACCTATATCTGTATGCGGATTCAGGCGGAACATTGTGTATCGTCTGTATTTAAATCCGGTTTTTGGATTTATTCCTTCATGAATTTTTGCTATGTAATAACCTTTCTTAGGCTTCAGTTCTTTTTGCCATCTCTGGAGCTTGTCTACACGTGGTTCAGGCAAAGGCATATTCCTCGAAGTGTTGTAGCTTGCTTCTTTAATCCTCGGTTTGGCAAATGTTCCGTCTTTTTTCTTTTCTCGAGTGTTTTCATCTTTTGTTATGTAATTGCCAAGCTTCGTGAAATCTTCGTCATAATATTTACTTTTCTTTATTGCACTGGTCCACGTTCCGCCTTTACTCCAAGCTCTTTCTAAGATACTGGCTGTATCACCTACTTCATTTACAATAATGTGGATATGCCAAGCTCCTTTTGTTCCCCTTTCTATATTCCTGATCCAGAAGAGTTCGTATCCTCTTTTTTTATATTCCCTTCTCACTATGCGTATCGCCTTCTGGAAATCATCCAGAGCTTCCTTTATACTTCCGGGGCGATTTTCTACTAGGTAATCCCATGTAGCTAAGATATCTCCCGGACCGAAATACATGAGCATTCTCTGTCTGGCTTTCTTAGCCTTATTCATTGCATTGACCTTTTGCATATCTTCTTTGGTGGGAGTCTTCTTCTTTTCTCTCTTCTTACCTTTTGCTCCATACTTCCCGTCATGGTATTCTTCTCGGTCAATGATATCTCCATCCCGGAACATGTATTCTTTACGTTTCGTAGCCATATTTCTGTCCTAACTTTAATATCTTTATCAAGTCCTAAACGGGTCTTCCGACCCTCGAAAAAAGGTTAAAAATATGGCAGGTTCACTCCTGCCGGAATTGGCATTCCGCCGCCTGAGTGTTATACTTGTTGTATTGCAATTGTCTCAGGTGGCGAAAGCCCGGCTCATGTATTCCCGTACATGAGCTTTTTATTTTCTTTTCAATGTGTCTACGTATGCTCTGGCAGCCGCCTCAGTCGTGTTCGCGTTGAACGTGCCGGATTTGCTTGAGCGGCTCATTCCATCAAACAGTTTCTGTGCCATGCGTGTCGCCTCTGGTTCAAGTTTCTGCGCGGCTTCTGCTATTATCCGAAGCGCCGTGATAATAAAGGCCAGATCCCCGCTCGGTGCAACTCCTATTGCATCCTGGATCTTATCTACATATAACTGCGTACGTTCTATGCAGAGTTTTTTCATTTCTTCATTGTCAGCTTCCTGGACTTTCTGCACGAATTCCAGATATCCGTCAAAATCTTTTTTCAGCATTTTATTTTCTCCTTGCTTTTTCTCTTGTTTTGTTTTATACTTCTTGTAAATCAAATTATTTTCTTTTTTTATAAGCCTCTCATGTTTGCAGACGTGAGGGCTTTTTTAATTACTTTTCTCTTCTCCTGCAGCCAGATCAGGATTGCCAGGCACGTGATACTCAGCACTATTGTTCCGGCAAAGAGTTCTAATCTTGTGTTCCAGTCCCAGATTGGGAGCATGGCGGTTATGTATCCGATCAGCAGAGATATGATCATCTTGCGCTCCAAGTTTCTCGCCTCCTTTATGCTTGTCCTGCTGTCTCCGCCTTATTCGGCGGTTTTTCTTTCGTAATTCTTTCTCTGGTAATATCCGATTATAATTTTTGAAACGTTATCTATAATCCTTTGATTGTCTTCCTTTGTATTGTTTTTACAGTAGTCGTCGTGGATCCGGATTAAGCCGGATCCGTATTTGATTTCTTTGATCACTGCCATATGTATTCACCTCTCTTGGGTTATATTATGTTGTGTGGTTGTACAAGGTTCCTTCCCTGCTCAAGTCACTTTTCTTCCCATTCCGCAAAATAATCCATACTTACATCAAAGTACTTTG